TTTGAGGATTGATATCTCATCCGGTCTATCTAGCAATTCATTACGATATCGAAAAATGAAAGATAAGGTCTAGGCTAAAGGCTTTGACTAATTGATAGTGGGACAACTTCAGTAAAAATTAACAGAAATTGAATTATGCAGTTAGAACACTTAAGGTGTCTAATACAAATGGGGGGAGTGCTGTGAGCGTTCCAAAATGGAAATCATCTCCAACCGCGCGATATATGCGATACTGCTGAGTTGTAAATGGTTTGATGATAAGACGTTGATCTAGTCTTCCATCTTGAAACGAAGTTGTGTTGTCTGTGGAAACGCGGTTGCAATGAAAACCACTATAATAAGGAATATTTAAATCTGGAGAACACTCTTCCGCAAAAAGCGGAATTGCACGAGTGCCAGATTTAGCTGATCCTGTTACTGAGGCTAACACTACACCGGTTATTTGGTTTGCTTTGACATTTTGAGAGAATGTTGGATTTATCAAGTTATTGCGTGGGTCTTGCAGAAGAACTTCACCTAATGGGAGTGAAGCGTCTACTTTCGCCAAGCGAATGTTCATGCTACCTTTGTAGAATCCATAACCCACTGCAAAATAGTCAAAACAATCATTGTTGCGAAATCTTTGTTGGATTGTTTGGAGTTCTGTTGTTCTCACACAATATGGAAAAATCATAGCAGCTTGCGCTGTTTGGATCGATAAGGTTGGACCAAAAACATAGTATGCATTCAAGAGATTCTTGATACTATATAATTTGTCGCCCATCGACAATTTAATTCCATCATAACCATCGGAGCTGGTTGCATTGCTTGAGACCATTGATGAAGATTTAAACCCCATTCTTTCAGATCGAGAAAACTTATTAAAATTTGTTCCTATATTACTTTGTAACACTTGTAATTGTGGTAGTTCTTTGGCTTGTAATCTAGGAGCAAAAGGCAAATTCACACTTGGATTGGAGAGTTGAAGATTTTCCATTGAGAATGTCGTATAGAAATCCACATATTGAGCAACGATTGTTGTTGTCGCTCGCAATGGCACTTCTACAGTAACATAAATCATACCCATACTACACGGTTCCGATCTACGGTTGGCATCGTAGTTGGTTAAACTTGCTGTAGAATTGGCGTCCCTTGTTGAGGGTACCCATTTCATAGCAGTTGTTGCAATCGGTTCAATGAGAATGGAATTGTTGGGTGTATCTCCTCCAAAAGTGACTACTTTGCTTTTAACAGTATTTAATTGATCTAAAGGAATAACGTTTCCAATTGAATAAAGACCTGTATCATTGGGATTAAATGAAATGCGTAATTTAACGAAGTGAAAGTCATTACCTGTGAAATCAAAGTCAAAAATCATTGAACCCATCCAATTTTGCATTGCATTGGCTATCCAAGCTTGGTGTGTAAAAAACAAATCATTACCTGATTGTTCATATTGCGCCACCGTACAAGGAATAGCCATTACAACGGTATTTGGAGGAGTTGACGTTGAGACTCTGAAATCATTGATAATGGCTGTACTTCGTTCAATATATTCTACCGCCATCTCATCTAACATTGAACCAAATTGTCCATTGATTGTTTCAACTGCAGTAGACCCCGTCATTGCAAAGGAATGTGATGGTAAAACTCCTTCATTGGGTAAGTGGCTATCAGCAGGCTTCCATCGCACGGCACGTACAGGTTTCTCAGCAATTGTTTTTGAGAATCCGAACATACCTGCTATTTTAGAACCTATTGACAAAAGAGGTGCTGCTGCCATTGCCACTGAACCAATTACTGGAATTCCACTTGCTATGGTCGCGATTTTTGAACCTGTAGCTAGCATTCCTGAGATTTTTCCTTTACTTTCTTGCTGCACTGCTTCTTTTACCTGAAGTTGAGGGAGTTTTCTTGCAACCCGGCCTTGTTCCAAATCATGGGGATTTAAATCAAACTCGGGTGCAGTGATGTCAATGATGTTTCCTGCCAAAATGTTTTCCAGTTGAGAATCCGAAAATATGTTCAAGTTTACTTTCTTATCACGGAACAATGTTCCAATGAAAAATTCGTGTCCTTGAACTCGAACTGTACTCTCTTCCACCTGTTGCTGTTGATGGAGAGATAAAGTCGAATATTTCTTAGCCTCTACTGTTTGCCAATTGAGTTTCTTAACACTGAAAGCGAATTCTGCTTTGAGTTTATCAATGTATTCCGCAAATTGTTCTGTTGACAACGAGATGGAACTAAACGTAGGGTATTCAATTTTAAGTGATTTTGGGTCACACTGAATATATACTTTATAAGTCACATCTGATGTATTCGAGGTTGTTATTCTCGACAAAACAAATCGACCTATAGATCCAGTTCCTGTTGAAAGGTTACGGGCATAGAACGGCGAAATCCACGGTAAATCCAAATAGATAGTCTTTACTGTGCTAAGAAGAATTTCTTGTCTTGGCGCTTGCGATCTTTGCAAGCGAGACAAGAGACGATTTGTGATTGCGGTGACATATAAATCAGGGAAAATGTTAGCCATAATAGACCCACCTACTGTTGGAGGAGCGGTTAGTTCTATTCTGATCTTAATATTAGCTCTAAACAAAGCAAATTTGGATAGTTTTTGGACTATATTAGTTTGTTGAAGTAAGAGAGCTAACGGATCTATGTTTAACAAAATGTCAGAAATTGAGCCACCAGTTGGAATTGTGCCATCAATTACTGCATACTCACGACATAGAATGTCGCGAATAGAGTGTTCTCTGGTTTCACTTATCGTCGCGAGAGTGTCATTTGTGAGATCGGCTGGTTCTGGAATAGATTCTACTTCAGGCGTCAATTCTGTGGAGAATGAGATGATTTGTTGTCCACTAAGATTTTCGTCTTTTGCAATATCTATAAACGGAATGTCACCGATTGGTGCAAGCTTTTGATCGCCCGCACTGAGCGTGTTCTTCATTGTTGTTGTTGCGTTTGTGTCTTGTGTTGCGCTAGTCCTTTCATTAACTTGCAGAGTCGGACGAATCTGTAGCAAGGGTTTTGTTTGGAATGCTTGGATGGGGCTGCCATCATAGTGATTCCCTCCGTAAATACGGATACTATTTGACTTTCGTCCGAATTTTTCTTCTTTTGCTTCTGCCAGCGAAGGTTCTGAAGGAAAATCCATTTTTGGTTCAATAAAACCATCATCTGTGTGTAAATATGAGACATTATCTCCTCGCTTCAACATCTTTCGAAGTAAAGCTTGGCTATAATAACAATCTGGTTGCAAAATCAGATCGTGCTCATGGCATACAGCGATGATTTTATCTCGCCATTCCTGAAAAACTTCTGCAGGATGGAGTGCTAATTCGCGTATAGCACCACGAGCATTCGTTTCCATTTGAGCGCGCTTTTGTCCAAACTCTGAATCTGGTATCTTATCCCAATTAAGTGGTTCCATTATAGAACTCACTTCAAGTGGGGCATACCAAACACCGTCATATTGAACAAATTTGCGTTTCAAAATAGAAACTTCTGCCATGGTTTTATACTCAAAAAGAGCTCCATCTTTTGCATCAGTTGTGTAGTCATGTCCAAGTCGTTTCATCACGATTGGTAACATTTCAGGATTGACTACATCACAGAACTTCCGAGAGAAAGCCATGCAATTATCATCTCCATAAAACAAGGGTGCGTAATGGTTCCATAAGTCGTTTTGAATACTAAAAGCTTCTACTGAGCCGGTTTCTTCAAGAACGTCATATAAAGCCAAATACGTTAACCCTGCGTTATATAGAGTGTTGATAATGGCTGTCATCGGATGTCCTGAGGGGTGTCCACGAGTGATATGGACCACCGCATTTCCAAAAACTTGCTGAGATTCAACAAGATCTCGCCAAAGAGCTTCAGTTAATTTGTCACCGGATCTCCCATAACAATCTTCCATAAATCGATAAATCGACCATAAAAGATCTCTGTTAAGGGATCCATCAAAATTAGTGAAATCTCCAGCTAAAAATTGTTTTGATTTTGGATGTGCGATGCGAGTAAGCGTCCGTGCTGCAAAGTCCCACTCAGGACTATAGGCGTTTACCCCTACCAAAGAGCTATTTTGAATACGATTTTCCATCATATTTGCTACTAAATCTAAATAATTTTGTCTTATTAAAATTGAGAAATGCAAAGGCGCTGCTGCGAAACAACGCGTTTTGCCTTCCTCAACTTTCTTAATCAACCTTAATTCATCTTTACTAGTTGTTACAAAATAGCACTCGGGTCTTTCTTTTTCTTCTACCTTCTGTTCATAATCGTCGAGCAATTGCATCACTCGAGGATGATCGGTTATGAACACATTTCCTTCTCCGCAGAATTCAGTCTTTCCTTTCTTTTTAGTTTCAATATTTAGGGGATACCCTGCACTTGATGATCGATTGATCGCAAATACAAAATGATTCCCTTCAATACCTGTTATAGCGACAGCTCGTGAGAACTTGATGATTGGTCGTGTTGGTTTGAAGCGATAGTACAAAATCGATGTAAACATAGATTCCTGATTTTGCGCGACACCAACACTGGGCCCTGTATATTTCAACATAGCCTTATTCACCACGTGCTGATCGCCAAACATACCTAAAACTGCGGGTTTCTTGAGAGTTTGTGAGATTTTTCCATGGATGATTGATTTGCGTATTTTTGAACGAGTTGGAGAACGCAAATGATGATCTAAAACTTTAATGACTGAGAATTGAGTAGTGTCAAGTAAAGTTCTAGGAGATTCTTTCAAATTTTTGTGCATACTAACTTGTAAACCAGGAAGCAAACAGTCAATCATTTCACGCGGCAATGTTTGGGCATAACTAGTGTCATTATTACAATAACCCGCCATATGGATTCCTACTATCTTTCCACCATATTCTGGGTCATTCATAACAACAACACTTCCACAATAACCTTCTACACCTTGCATTTCATATTCGAGAGTTTTATAAGTGCAAACTATGTTATTGTTTCCATCAGTTGCTTCCATTGCTTCCTGCAAAACATCCTTAATTTTAGTGTGTTGAATTTCTGCATACCATGCCACTTTATCTGAGATCTTAATTATTTCTGTGGTGTCTGCAACAAATTGAGAATTTATCATTACTGTAAAAACTGAGCATTTCTTGTGTTTGAGATGTTGAAATGCGTCTTCTTTAATAAAACTATTATTTGCCATTCGAGTAAAATCTACATGAGTGTGAACTGTTGATCCAAAATCAATACATACAACGTCGTAAAAACCTTGTTGTGCATTTCCTTCAGTATCATCTTGTTCCATTTCATATACTTTTACCTTATTCGTAGGGATATTAAATTTAGATGTAAATACGTTATAGAGATTAATTGTTCCTGTTTCCCATTCTCCAGGCGCGAGTGTGACAAAATGTCTATTAACGATAAATTGTGTTCCGCGGACAAAGAAACCGCGCAACAAACGCCCACGCTTATTACCAGCTTTATCAATATAAATCATTTGAGCTAAATATGCATTCGAACATAAGATCTTTTGGACTGCATATGAGAGAGAACTAGCCACTTCGAGATTCGCTGAGTTAGAGAAAGTGGCAAGATCCGAGATTATTTCTTTTTCAGTTGAACTAGAACCATGCATTCTGCGCGCTTTATAAGGAGCGCTCCGAGATGGTTGAGGACGAGATTTCGATTTTGTTGCTTCACCATTATTATAATTAAATATTTCTGCATGTCGTCGTTCTTTTCTTTTATTTGGCTTTTCTTTTGAGAAAATGCGATAGGCTAAATAGCCTGTCACCATGAGAGAGAAAGCTGTTATAAACAAAAAGAGAGATCGATTTTCTTTTGGCTTTGTGAAGATCTTTTTAATGCGGCGTAAATATCGAAATGATATAACGCTGAGAAGAACATTTATTGTTTTAACTTTCCAGGGAGAACACATTCTTTTCCTGAGAGATTCGGCTTGTTCATTAAATGCTTCAACAACGGGGTCTTCGAGAACTTGCAATTGAGGAGGAGGAGTTTTTGCATAATATTCGCTGTTGAGAGAGATGTTGACGTCTGCTGTTGTTTTTGTTAAAAGTGTTTCTAATTCTGCATCAGTCAGTTCTGCTAAATCTTTCTGACTGGTACTTGGAGATACAATGGTTTCTTGAGATTCGGGATTTGCATCTAAAGCTGTTTGGATAATTTCATATTGCTTAATTTTATCTAAGGAAGTGAGAGCATAATTTTTAAACATTTGTACGTCAGATGCATGTTGAGCATGCACTCGACGTAATAACTTTACGATTTTTAAAATAAATTGAGTATAAGTAAAAGTTTCTTGAGTAACATTGTCGATAAATTGATAAATATGAGTATTCGGTTTTGAGAGATCTAATTTTGTTTCATCAACTACATCGAGTTCTTTATCTCCTGCTTTAATGCGTATGGAGTATTCGGGCAAAAGTTTACATTCATAAGAAAAATCTAATCGTCGCTGATAAGCAGCGGCGCTAGCTAAATATTTGAGATCTGGGAGTGATTGATTATCAGTTGCTATAATGAGGGCAGCATTAAAACGAGCGTCTTTCTTTTGGTCTACTTCAGCTACGGGTAACATATGATCATGAGAATTGTTGAGAGAGATCAATTTTACTGGAAAGGGAATGTCGTCTGTTTTAAATGAGGGATCTACTTGATTAGCGTCGTCGCAAACATATATTCGAGAAAAATGAGAATTGAAATTTTGTTCAAACTTTAAACCTGTTGGAGACATATAGATATACTTTTCAAAATTAGACACTTTTTCATTGAGAGATGTGCCAGTTTCCCCATCTAAAGTTAAAATTGTTCCAATTGTGTCCGCCGCGATTAAATTTACCATTCGAGATTTTCCAATACCAGCAGCTCCATAAATATGTGTTACTACTGGTCTTTTGCGATGAGCGTGTCCTGCAATGGGCGTTAATTGAGCACGACGATACAATTGATTAAGTTGCAAATAAACGGGCATAAATCCTATTCGTTCAACAGATGAATAATGGAAGAGTGATAAAAGTTCAATTGACTTTTGTTGCAACTCTGCGAGTTCTACAAAAGCATTTAAATTTAAATCAATCTTCTTAGATCCTTCTACTGAGAGATAGTATTTAACACGTTTAGTGATGTGTTCAATTTGAGATTCAATAGTTTCTTCTTCTACAAACAAACTTCGGACATAGGCTATTCCTTTTTCGAAAACTGAGATTAAGAGATCAACTCCACTTGATGCCAAAGGCAAGTCTTTAATATTTGCTAAGGCTGCATCAACACGAGATTTACCAGGTTGTTTTCGAAACAAAAAAGTGAGAACAAGAGTCATAAGGACGGCTAATGGAGATTGTCGAGCAAAAGAATTTAATGTGGGGAGAGGTGAATCAACAAAACCTATGATTCGCATAACTTGAAAAATGAGGGCAGTAAAAATTCCTAAAGACATTGCACCTAACCCTAAGAGATGATAAATAGTTCTACAGGCGAGATATTTTGCTGCAATGCATGTATCAAAAAAGAGGATCCATACAGATGCACCAAGATCTGCCCATTTTGCTATTTTCTTTATTTCAGGGGGGAGACTAGCAACGAATCTATCAAAAAGTGAGGTGAAAGATTCGAATGAGATTTCAACAGGAATAGTAAATTTAAATTGCAATTCGGGTTTTTGAAGGGCTTTGAGTTGTTGTCTAAGTTGGGCATTTTGGCGTTTTGTTAATAAGACTTTTTCAGCTTTAGTTTTCAGATCATAAGCTACTTGTGGATGAGAATTAGACAATCTTTCGAGTCTGTCATGAGATTGAGGCGTGTGTCGTTTTGAGTTTCTTTTTGTGTCTTCTTTTTCTTCTCCTTCAAACATTTGTAATTTCAACCCAGAAGCGAACTGAGTTTGCAAGTGTTCTAAATAGAACTGAGATCTTTGTTTGTCAATTTTTCTTTTCCAATCACGCATCCATGGTTTGAGACTTAATTTCCATACTGCTGCTAATTCATTATTCAATAGGAGTTTCCAAATAGCATTTTCTTGAGATTCGAGTTTTGTTATTCCTCTGCCTTCAGAAGAATAAATTTTATCTAATTTTATTGAGATTTCTGATTTCCATTCAGTGGGTTCCACAGACTTTATGAGAGTGTCTTTTGATGAGAAAGATAAAGCTTGTTTATTGAATGCTTGATCAAGATGATTGATGAAAGTTTTAAGATCAGTTCGCTCAAACAAACCATTGGAATGAATTTTGTTTTGAGCTTTAGTGTGTTTTTCGAGTGAGAAGGGTCCTGGATTAAGTTCAACATTACCAATTACGAGTAATTCTTCAACTACAGGAGCAGTTGAGATGATTTTAGCGGTAATGTTTTCTTGTTCCGTTTGCCTTGGAGCATGTACAATTCGAGTCAATTTATATTTGTTTGAAATTTGATTAATAGTATCTTGTTCCACTAACACAGTATTGCGTATAGCGTCAGAAGGTACATCAATCAAACTCCAATCAAATGGCAGGGGATCAAGTTGAATTTTAATGTGTTTCTTTGGCAAGGGGCGAGCTTTGGGTTTTTCCTTTTGGGGGGGGCATTTGGGTTTTACCTTTTTAACTTGAGGGCAATAGAAGGGAGCTCCCACAAAATGAAAATGCGAGAATTCTCCTACTTGAGTTTCAAATCCATTCGTTTTCAAGAAAGAGAGGTTTGCGGTCGTCATTGTGTTTGTGTTTTGTGTTTGGTTATCCATAAGATTCGTGGGAATCAGCCTTCCCAAGCATGAATGTCGATTTTAAGTCCACGGACGTATATTTAACTATAATGGGGATGAAAGCATAATACATATCTAACTTCTTTCATGAGTCCACTAGTTAACGTTAAAAACCGGGTGATTTCGAGTGTTCACCAGTCACGCAGATTTCTTTCTCAAAAAGAAATGTGCAAAAGAATTGCTTCTTTGATCTCACACAGTTGTGTGAAGAAGAGAGGCGGGGCCAAAACTAATAAGATCACTATTAGTTGATAAGGCGAGAGTTTTGTCGTAGAGTGTCCAGATACAATTACTTCTGAATGAATTGTGTCGAAGTAAAGCAAATCCTATATATTATTTCAGAGCCTACATAAATGCGGGTAGTAAAAATATTATATATTGTCATCATTGTTTAATGTCCATTTATTGAAACATTTACAGTTCAAAAGAACCTCCAAAACTGGGAGTAAATGTAAATGATTTCGCTCATTCGGGCGTTAAAATAATGCATACATGGTTTTATTGAAGACCAT